GAAGACGAACTTCTCTCCCACCATCATAACCACGAACAAGAATACGATCACCAACTTGGTCAACGTTCTTGTAGAATTTCATCGTATGCTTTGACTAGGTGCTGGTTGGGTTCGACAATAGTGAGAATGTAATCGCTGTGGATCATCATCTCGTCTTGTATGGTAACACCCTTCAGGAACCGTGTCAAGTTACCGTCCTCGTCCAATTCATAGGGTTTGACGAGGAGTACATCAGGTTCTCCTGGCAGTTCAGCCGACGTCTCCGCCAGTTGCGTCAGGATCACCTTGTCGTTCTTCAGCAGGAGGATCTGTAAGTTCTCCATCATCTTCTCCGAATCGTTCAATAAAGTGTGCTTTGAGGGGTTCAAGGGGATCGGTGATTGTCAGGAATGCACCTTCCTTGATCAGGAAACGGTTGTTAGGGGAGAGCGGCACCCAGTTCTCAAAGGTGCAGTTAGGACCCTCCTCAGGCTTTTCCAGATTGGGTTTGATACGAACAATCTGGGGGTCCCGAAGGATAAATGCCTGAGGGCGACCCTCGTCATCACGCATCTCATACACATCAGCGATGACATCCTCACCGCTTTTCATCAAAACTAGTTGAATAGACATTTATATTTTGGGATGAACTTATATTATAAAGGACCCCCTGACTTTCGTCAAGGGGTCCAGTTGTGGCACGCAGGGAGTCACACGTATTTAGAGGAAGTCCTGGCGTTGGAAGTGCTCAGGTACTACTTTCTGTAAGGTGATGGCAAGCAAACCATCTTCAAATTGCACATCATCCACTCTCCAGTCCTCTGTCAAAGTCCAAGCGCGAGTGAAGCTACGCTGAGCAATGCCCTTATGGCTGTAGTTCACATCTGTTTCTTTGTCTTCTTTCTGACCTTCGACAAACATTTTGCCGTGCTCAGTGTAGACAAAGACTTCTGATTTCTTGAATCCAGCGAGTGCAACCTCAATACGGGTTTTCACATTGCTCTCGTGGACAACATTATAAGGGGGATAGTTCTTAGTAGTTTCGTGCAGTGCACCAAGTCGATCAAACCAATCATCAGCACCGATTGAATGCTTGACGATCTTGTCCATCAGGTCGGGCAAATCCGACGCAGTATAACGTACTAGGCGGTCCATTTTAGTAGCTCCTATAAAAGCGAGTTTGTGTTTTGTGATCCCTTACGGCGATCACTACTAATTATAACAGAACATAAAAAAAGGGGGGTGATGAACACCGCCCCTTTTTATTCGGTTTACATCAATTGTAGTCCCGATTCATCACTTCAATCAGGCAGCTGCCCTCTTTGGTGGTGTCTTGACTGACGCCACGGTGCTCACAATCAGGGTGGTTCCAGGGGAACGTAGCACGGTTAGCAACAGTGTCCTTCAGACCTTGGATGTCCATCAAGCGCTTCTCAAGCGATGCGAGGTGCATCGTGAAGAACTTGATTCGCTTCACTTCCAGGGTCTCCTTCCCTTGGGGGATGGGGACAGAGAACAGGATGTGCAGAGGCTTCTCCTGTTCCGTCGCGGTAGCAGCAGAAGCAAGGATAGAACCAACACGTGCCTCAAAGGACTTCGCGTTCACAGCGATGGTGATCTCATCATCGTTGTCCCAGTAGTCCTTGATCCAATCATCCTCCTCACGGATCTTGTCCAAGAGCATCGCCATCGTGTCGTTGTTCAGGTCAACGAAACGAGACTCGTGGTTCACTTCTGCGCTGAACGCAAAGGTTCCCCAGATCTTGTTCAGCAGAGAAGACTTCTGCTTGTCAGTAAGACCAGCACCTTGCAGCTCGATCTCTGCCTTGACTGACTTCTTACCGACGGTTTCACCGTAAGTGACGCGGATTTTGAGAGCAGAAGTTACTGCAGCCTGCACGTCCTTCGGGTTGGGTTGACGGTTGTAGGTCTTGTCAACCCAGTTAGATGCGTTAGCGAAACGCAGCTTCGCAAGTTCGTTCTCGAAACGAACACCTTGGAACATCCAACCAGGGATACCCAGTGAAGCACTCGCGTGTTGGCGGGTGATGCTGTTGACGTTGGAGTCATCGTCAACGTCATAGTATCCCATTGAACCTCGGTCGGGACGGATACCCTCTGTTTCAAGGATGTCCACCAGGTCAGAAACCTGTGACGAGGACAACTCCTTGCGACCAGGGTTCTCGTAGCAGGTGAGTTCTGAGAAGAGTTTCATCCCAGGTCCACCGACCAGTTCTACTCCAGGAATTCCGTATGTACTCGGAACGTAAGCCCAGTTAGCGGGATCGCAGCACTCTGGTCTCCAGAGATCAGACAGAAAGTCTGCATTGCTTTGAGCCGTGTTAAAGACTTCGTTTAAGTTTTGTTTTGACATTGTATAGGGGGCGGTCCTACGGACCATAAAGAACACAAACCTAGAGCGTACGACCCGAAGGTCTGCCCTTGTTTGATGCGCTAATTATAGAGCATTAAAAAGGGGGCGTCAAGCCCCCCTACTACTTTGGTAGCGAATCCGTCGTAGCGTGTCGCGCACGAAAAGGCGACGAACTATTTAGGTGCTGTCCAGAGTTTTGGGTTGCACTTCCCATTACTCTGAGTAAATTTAACAAAGTCTTTCTTATACTTGTCGTAATAATAATCAAACAAGTCTACAGTCTTTGTACAAACAGCGATGTCATACTTCCTAAAACCACTTTGCATATACTCTATGAGGTATGCAGTGTACGGCAGTGATGTATCATCTGCCTTAGAAGGATCACAATCCTCGTAAATGATTTTAACTCTGTTTTTTGCCATCTTGGTACTCGGGATCTTCTGATTTTTTAGTGATAAAGGATGATTTACCTGCTGGAGGGTTAGTAACTGAGAGCATCGCTACTAGGGAAAACCGAACGTGTCCATCAGGATACTTTTGATCATCATAATATGCACTATGGAATAGAGAACCACGATAGCCAGAGATGTGGTTGAAAGCACCAGGGACAACACACTCAAGGTTGTAAACATCGTCACCCTTAAAGCATTGCCAGTCGTCCAGTTGCCCGACACCAACTCTGTCGATGTCCATAATAGATGCGATGGTAGAAGAACGCAACTCGGCATTCTCTTGCATCTCACGAACATCCATAAACTTTTTACTACCGACGTTCAATGAATACATTGCTGTACCATCATCTACCATATCATCTGTAAGATACAGATTAAATGCAAAGTCACCTGGGTCTACGTGAGGACGATAGTTACTATCGATAGACTTCATCCCTTTCCAGAAGACATTGTTGTAGCAATGAAAATCGTGCCAGGTAATATCTTTAGTAGTAATCTTTTTATGGAACAGAAGATTACGAAGGTATTGGATATATGGTTTAGCCCACTCGTTAGCAACTGGTTGCTGCATACCAGGAGCACCAGTCTTAGTGGGGTTTAGATCGTTGGTGCCTGCCATATAGGCACCGTTAATCAGAAAATCCCTAACGTCATAAGGATTCATCAGAGCGTCTTCAATGACAATGTACCTGTAGTCAAAGTCAGGAGACATCTTCTCGATGTATTCCTTTCGGTTAGGGTTAAGTTCAAAAAGTTTTTCAAGCCGTTCAGGAGTTACAATCCTGTCACGGAATTGATCTAGAGAAAGCATAATTAAGATTCCGCAGTTTTCTTCTTCCCGATATTGTACTTGGACTCAAGTATCCACTCACCCTTTTCTTTGAAGGAGAGCACCTTGATTTGATTGAGTGGTGCTACGTTCTCAATCTTCACCAGACTTTCTGGAGTGATGTCAACCAGACCCCAGTCTACCAGAAGTTGAACAATACGGTTACGACGTTGAACATCATTGATGCTCAGATTTGTCTGCTTGCCATCCAATGCAAACAGCTCTTTGAAGTGAACGATGTAGTACTTACCACGTTTATGGAGAATGTGGCAAGACTGATAAATCTTTTTCTCTTTACGAGAGGCTACACCGATCCTGGTAAGTGTCTCTCTCACTTTAAGGAAATCATCAGGTTCCTTTAGAGCAACTTCAACCATCTGTTGCTCATCCCATTGTACAAATTCTTCACTCATTTACTGCCACCAGTATCGATTAGTTTTTTTATCTCAGCAATCTGAGAGGTGGTCAAAATTGCTAGAGCCTGGCGTGCCTTTTCATTACTATATCCATAGTAAGTTTTAACAGCGTCAAGATCATCAAGTTTTGACTGTTTCATCCAAGGAGAAAACCTCTTCCTTGGTCTCAGGGTATTTATGTAATAATCGTATTGCAATTTCTTCTCAAGATGATGGTTTTTATTCATCTCATTAGCGTGCAGAATGCAGTCCAGATGCCCTGAGAGACAACGGTTGATCACAAAGGGTGGGTAGTTTTTGTGATTGTCGGGATCCCAGATGTCTTTCTTGGACTGGTTGATCGAGTACAGGTAGTCCTTAAGTTCCATCAGAGTTTGCCACCGACAACACCATCGAACACAGCTTGTTCGCCGTCGTAGCCATCCTCTGCCCACTTGAGATGCCAGTAGGTCATATCGATTACTGCTTCTTTATCTAGACCAGTGATGACAGTTTTACCTGTAGGGGTAACCTCACTGACACTGCTATACAATCCGAAGCGTGTCTTGAAGAAACGGACTTGACCCAGGCGTTCTTCGCCTTGATAGTAAGCCCAGTTAGTAATCCAGGTGGCACCAAAAGGAAGTTTAAAACTAGAAGGTTCGGACTGGTCCGAAGACTGTTCTTCCACTTGCGTTGAATCGATAGATTTGAGTTTTTCCATTGGTTAGAGTTACTACAACTTCACCGCCCTGTATGATAGCGGTTTGCACATCGACCCCGAAGGTCTGAAGGACACCTGCTGAGGTGTCTACAATCTGAGCACGACCGCCCTGTGCGCGAGCAATAATGTTTCCCATCAGATGTACCACTCCTTTGAAGCATTGTCTACAGTATAGTTAGCCAATAAAAGTTCTTTACGTTTGTCTTGGTCTGCTCCATAGGTGCCTGTAGATCGCATTGTGTAGGTCAGATCCCACTTGAGTTTGCTGAATGTGGGGTAGAGTTCCTCCACTTCAGGGCAACTATTATAAGTGATCATTGTCTTTCCCTTGAAATTCTTAAGGGTTTCTGCCATACGCACGTGATCAAACTGCTTGTGCATATCACCTTTGCGACCGTAGAGATTATCCTTGATCAGATATGGGGGATCAAGAAAGTTGAATGCGTCCTCGGAAATGACATCTGCATAATCATCATTAAGGATCTGCCATTTTGCAATAGCCTGGTGATAGAACGTAAGAGAGTTGATACCATTGAAAGTAAAATTCTGCTTAGATGCTTGCTTAGAAAATGAACTACCCTCACTAAGACCAGAGAAGGAACACTTATTACAGATATAGAAGTTCACTGCCTGCTGGTATACACCACAGTTGTCCTCAGCGAGTTGCTGCTTCGCTTTATCAAATGCCTCACGGTGGGCTTTGAATCGATCTTCCTCTTCTTCGTGACGGTTCAGGAAGGTCTTGATCTGGAAGAGATGGTCTTGCAGGGTAGGTCCAAGGTCCCTAAGAGTCAACCAGAAGGCGTACAGGGGCGTGTAGAGGTCGCTGACAGTCACCTTGAGGTTGGGGTTCGCCTTGGTTAGAGCGATAGCCATAGATCCACCACCAAGAAATCCCTCAGTATATGCGTCATACTTTTGTGGGATGTAATCCAGAAGGATCTTAGTAGCTCTGGACTTACCTCCAGGATACCTCAGTGGTGTCTTAAACTTTTTCATATCGAAGGAAAGATGGGCACAAAGATCTCTTGATCGAAGTGAACATCACGGGGATCGTCAAGAATATCATACCCTATACTAACACGGATTCCACTAAACCCACAAGGTGATACTTTATGTTCAATATTGCCAGGTCCAAGATACTGCATACCACGCTTGTTCTTGACAATCAAATTGTTCTTGAAGATAGTATCAGTTTCTTTGTCACTTAAGTGAATGAAGCCGTGATAGTTACAATAGTCGTGGGTATGCCAACCCAGAGATTCTTTTCCTAGATCTTCATTACGATGTACATTCATCCAGGCGTGAATCCACAAAGGATCAGTAGATGAATCGTAATAAGATCTGATGTTTTTAAAAACCTGGTCCCACAAATAATAGAACTCTGGCAACGGTGTTGACAGAGTAATAAGGTTATACCTGTTCTTTGATAGTGTCATATCAAAACCAGGAGGAACATCAGGTTTGATGAGTTTTTCCCACAGATTGTGAACCTTGGCGCACTCAGTCATAAGTACGTCCCAGTCTGCACTCA